CATATGGCTCCATATCTGTCTTGCGACAGACCTGTTACCATAGTCGGTAGCTTCCTCAAGATCAGTACTTAAGGCTTCTACTCGACCTTCGTCGAGGAATTCCCAACAGATATCTGTCGGGTCAAGACACTTCTTAACGAAGTGCCATAGGTGCCTCGAGGCACTCATGCCAGACTCTAAATGCCTGGCATTCACGCACGGCTTTAAGCAGTGCATGATGACACCTAGGATTACCATCCTAGCGTAGTGAGACACGGTAACACACCGTGCCTTTGAAGGCTCCACAACAGTGTGGAGACGTACAAGTCGGGAATAGACCCTACTCTGGGGGCCAGCTGGGCTGGCTCCGAGGCAATATGCAATTGCCCAATCCAACACGTCCCGAGAACTACGGGCCGGTCGGGGCCGACATGGTGTCGGCTCCAGAGTGTCAGGGTCATAAGTGACCTGTACACATCTTGACTTGGTCAAGAGTTTCAGGAAGCCAGTTTGGCCTCCTTCGGACCGTGTCGATCCGAGGCAGGACGCAGGTCCTGCGCTCACTTTGCAGTGAGCCATCCTTGCCCTCTTGAAGGGAAGGGTAATCGCCCTCAGGCGGTCCGTGCTAAGCACGATGCTCCTAGAAGGAGTTGTTACGGTGGCAACAAACTTTGCCGCTGATCGGCGACACATTTCGCCGTCGGCCAAGCCTGTTGCACGGGTTTGGGTAAAAAGGCACATCATTTGTACCTTTGCGGGCTCGTCTCGGGCCCGGTCAATCCACCGCCTGGCGGTGTTCATGTACCGACTCATGTCGGGCATCGAAGGAGCTAAGCTCCTTGTGGCGAACTCTTTTCGCAACAGCTTCTTGCACTTTTTAAAGCGCTTGATAAACTGTGCGTAATTGTTCGCACACGACTCAAGAACCATCTTGGTCATTTCGTCTACCTCTTGGTAAGACGCTCCCGCTATAATTAGTGGGATGACTGCTCCGTCAGCAGTATGGAACCAACGTTCCAGGGTCCCAAACTTGGACCGTAACACTTCCCTTCGGAAGTGGTTGGAGTAGCTCCCGCTATTCCAGAGTGAGTTGAGAACAACTCGGTACCTCATTTGCTGGGATAATTCCCTGAGGTATTTCGGACCACTAAGTGATCCGAGGCGGCGCAGCTGGGCTGCGTCGATTTTGCGGACGAACATAGAACGTGTTCGCCGCGTATGAACGAGATCGTTCATCATTAAGTTACAGACGTGATCGTCTGTGTACCGGACAAAGTCCGGGTGATCGGGGCCAGGTTTCCCTGGCCCCACGTGGGGTCCGATATCGGACCCCTCTGTTCGGCCTCCAGACCATTCCCC